TATTTAAAAATTTAATTTATTATAATTATAAAGAATATATTATTGTTTAAAAATGAGATTAATAAAAGATAGATTTTTCCATATCTATCTTTTATTTTTTTCTTGAAACCCAGCTAAAAAACAACCCTTCACAATCGATTTTAAGCCGTTTTTATTTTTAAGGCAACAAGTTATATGCCTTGATTTTACTGCATTTTTGCACAAAAAAAGAGCTAGACTAGAAATTAATCTAATCTAGCTCTAATATTATAATTTAGTACAATAATTTAATGAAATCCACCCACTTGGAATTAATCCAAATCCATTTTGAACTTTAGTAACTGTTGTTACTACTCCACGTTTTAATCCATTAGTATATTGGTTTCCTAATTTCTTATTTTGATATCTTGCATTTGCTGTTAATTGTTTATATCCTTTTATTTTATACTTTGTACTAGGTCCTGTACGAACATTTAATATACTAGCATTTACTTTGTATTTTCCTGTAGTGTATTTTACACCAGAAATTGTTTTAACCGAATTTGAAGCTACAGCCATATAACTTGTTAAATAATTACTAGAAACCCATCTATTTGTTCCTATTCTACTCCAATTGCCATCTGTCTCATATACTGTTACTGCTGTACCATTAGATAATCCACCTACAATATATCCATTAGGCTTATTTCTTATATTTAATCCTATTTTAGCATTTACATATCTAGTATATGCTTGTGTTGTAACTGGACGTGTGTTGTTTACTTGTACATTTCCATCATGAGCAAATGCAAAGAATTTACTATAATTAGCATAGTTTCTAAAATTGTCTATACTACAATATACTGTATTTCCATCTACAGTTACTTTGCCTCTTCTTGTACTTGTTGAGAATTTGCCACTATATAAATATGGATCATATATCTTTAATGTATCTCCATCTATTCCAACTAGAACGATAAAGTGTCCGCCCGTTGTAAACAATCCGTTTCCACATGATACTATTACATAATGATTATTTCTTAATAACTCTACAGCTTTGTCTAAATAATATGTTTCTTCATATCCAATATCAAATTCGTCTGCTACAGCTCTAAAAGCACTAAAATATGTACCATTATTTGCACTTCTATATCCATGTTGTACAAACAAATCACACATAGTATCAGGTGTTATTGCTCCTTTTGTAGCTGTTACTACCATTGAAGCACATGTAGGACCACAAGCGCTAGAACCTATTGTTTGGTTTGGATTGCCTACACTAGAATACATCTTGCTTGCCCATCTACTATCTAATTGTGAATAATATGTTAATCCAACATAATCTCCTAATTCTACGTTCCAAGTTTCTGCTTTTGCTCCTTCATAAGCTATGTCTCCTTGAAGTTGAAATCCTTCTGTTTCTTCTCCTTCTTGCTCATTTGATACAGCATTCTCTTGTTCTTCTGTTTGTTCTATTATTTCTGTAGATGGTAAAGATTCTATTTCTTCTTTACTCATTTCTCTTGTTGCTATATCTGTTACAGTGTCTGTAACTTTCTCTACTACATCTTTTTTTAGCTCCTTATCATCTATAAAAAATATTGCACTAAAAAATATCATAACCATAGCCACTATAACTGCTATGGTTATATTTCTATCTTGTTTTTTCATTTCAATGCCCCTTTCTTTTCTAATTCTTCCCATTTACTATGTACATATGAATTTCCTTTAAGGTTTGTATATTCTTCATATATTTCATAAGCTCTTTTAATTTGAATATCTGACTTTGGTTGTTTGTTTTCTATGTCAGATAGAAAATCTGTCAAATATGTTTTGTCATGTTCTTTTTGATTTTCCTTCATTTCTTTTTTTACTGCTTCTAACTCTTTTTTAAATTCTGCCTTTATACTTTCTAATGTCTCAATTTTTTTATTAGTTTGATTTGATATTAATGTATTAATAATAACTCCGTAGTACTGTTATTATTGCTACTATTATTGTGCTATCCACTATCCCACCTCCTCTATCTCTTTAACTTTCCACTACTTTAACTGTTAAATCTGCACCCAAATATTCTATATCTCCTTTAGAACCACAACGGTTTTGCTAATTTCATTTATATTATCATTTTCCTTTTTATTTCTAATTTTTAGTGTAATAAACTGTAACATATACAAGTCCAGTTCTATTACCAGAATCATTGTTGTTAACTCTTACATTATTATTTTGTATAAATGCCCCTATACTTAAATTGCTATTAAAGTATATGTTACAAGGTACAAATTGACTTGCATCAGGATTAAATCCACCTTCCAATCCTATATATGTTACATTAGCAAGTCCTGTTGATGTAGTACTGCCTTGCCCCGGATCTGGCAATTGTCCACAATTTATTCTTTTTCCATATATTCTTTTTCCATCTATAGTTTTATTTGTTTCAAATTCTTCACCTGTTATTATATTTGTATCTATTCTATCTGCTAATTTTTTTCCTTGTCTAGCACTTAATGCATCTATTTCACTTTCACTTTCTAAGTTATCTACTACTGTTGCTATTATTCCAGCACTTTGTTTTGCTTTTATGATAAAGTTTGAAACTACATAAGGTTGCATATTGTTGTGAGCTTGTCCTCCACCAGCACTTTTCATTTTAACTTCAGTTGATTTTGAACTTCCAGAACCAAATTCCTGTGAGCCACCACCAGACATAAGAGCATAGTATGTGCCAGTAAAGGTGTGCATATGTGCAGGCATTTCGTTTACTGTCAATGTATGTGTCTTTTCTCCTCCTGTTTTTCCTAATGTATTGAAGTCTGTGTCGTTTTCATCTTTACCTACTGCTATATTTCCTTTTCTATTCGGCAAATTAAATGTTGTACTTCCATCACCTTCTCCATATCTTGTCCCTAGTACTTCAAATAATTTTGAATAATCTGTTCTACTTACTGCTTGTCCATCGCACAGCAACCAATTAATTGGAATTATATCGCTATTCCATTCCATTACTGCACCAATTGGCAATGTATCTCCACCTGCTTGCCCTGTTCCTACTTTTGAAGCAGGCACTTTTTTATTTACTCCATTTTGCACTATCATTATTAAATCTTCATCATTTACACTTTCCGCTTCTGCCATTTCACTAACTTTAATTCCCATTATGATTTTTCCTCCAATCTCTCTATTCTTTTTAATAAGTCTTGTATTGTTTTATCTTTTTCTATGTCTTTCTCTTGTAATTTCTGTATTTTTCTTTCACTTGCTAACTGCTTTAATATTAAGAACTGTGTATATTCTACAGTATAGTACAATTCTTTTTCATTTAATTTATATTGTATCTTTTGAAGTATTTCATAATTACTTGGATTTATATTATATTTTTTAAAACTTTTTTCCAAATCTTGTGCTATGATTCCAAAACTTATTAAACCATTTCTATTGTCTGCTTTAAATTGTTGAATTTTTAATTCATCTATTGCTTTCAAAAAATCATCATCAATTTCTTTAAAATCCTTTTTTAGTCTCTTATCTGAAATCCATCCAGCTTGAGTTCCATCTACATAAAAATATAACTGATTGCCTGACCACTGACAGTAATAAGAATTATTATCATTAACGCCAATCATAGGATACCCTGTCCATCCTGTATCACTAGTATTTCCCTCTTTGCCTACCCAAAATGGGCTTGCTATCCAAATAGTATTATCATACATAGAAAGAAATGTTTTGTTCACGTCTTTAAATTCAAGCCCATCTTCTGTTTTAAAGCAAAGAACCTCTCTGCTTACATCTCTAAATGAATTTCCCATCGCAATAGCTGTTTTACCGTCATTCCAAATTAATTCTCCATAATTTACAAAATTAAGTTGATTTATTACATTTATAATTTCTGTTGAAAGTTCTCCTTCTATGACTAATTTTCCGCCATATTCGCCACTCTCAGATCCATAAGAACCCACTAAATGAAAAATTGGTAAAAACTTTCCGTTCTTATCATTATATCCCCATGCCATGCTTTTTCCTTCATTTCCATTTTCCCAATCTACATCCATTACAAAAGCTAGTGTATCTTGTTCTTCTCCTCTCACAATCCCTATGTACCCTATTCTTTTATTTTCACTATTATAAAAATTTTCTCCATTCTGATTAAGGCTTACCAATATATTATTTTCTTTGTCATATATATTAAGTGTAGCTTTTCCTTCTATTCCCTCCATTTGTATATATTGTGATATTTGATTCCAAGCAACTCTAATATATTCTGCATTTTGCTCTAATTTGGTTCCTAATTCTAATTCCGTTAAAAATGCATCTGAATAATCATTTTTAGTTATATATTTAGCATAATATTTAATTCCCTGTATTTCCTTAATAAAATAATATGTACCTGACTCTTTTTGAGAAGGTAATACTATTTTATCTTTTAAAATTATTTCATTTTCTTTTTCTAACAAATACAGATTTCCTTCGTCATCTACTCCAATTCTTTTTATTATTTTTATAGTACCGTCTTGTTTTATTTCTAATGTATCGCAATACTCATTTCCTTCATATACAAAATTTCTTAAATAATCATCTAATGTAATTTTTAAAGCCTTTATGTATTGTATTTCATGCTTTATTAAAATTTGTTTATTGTCTTCTGTTAAAAGTTCATTTCCATCTTCCAAAAATAAGCTTATCGAGTCTCCATATCCTCTCTTGTTTTCGCTTGCACATATAGTTATGTCTTTTGTTTTAAACAATTCTGTATTGCCAAATATAATAAAATCTAGCAGATATCCTTCTCCTCCAGCAATATCGTCTATATATAAATTTTCAATTTGTTCTTTTTCTTTGGTAAAATCTTGTATATTTTCAACTTTTTGTGAAATGCCATCCACAGTTTGTTCTACTTGTGTTATCTTTTTCGAATATTCTGTCGTTTCTTCGACTAATTGCTCTATTTTGCCTTCTGCTTGGTTTATTCTACTTTGAACTAGTCTATTTATAACTTTTTGGCTTTCTTTTTTTACTGTTGTTTCTTCTTTCTGTTTTATTTGGATTTTGCTTGATATTTGTGCAATAAATCTTCCTTCTAATGACATTTCACCTTGGTAAATAACATTTTTACCATTTATAACTATTTTGTCTCCAATGTCTATAGCAGGGTCTATTATTACTTTTCCTTCAAATGTATTTACTGTCAAATCTTTTATTTTGTTGTAAATCTTTTGAACTTGGTCTTCGTCAACAATGTACATATTTTCTTGATTTATCCAAAGATTATTTCTTGTGTCATCTCCAAATTTAAAACTTCTTACCCCGTCTTCATAAGATACTTTTGAAATTTTAAATTCTTCACCCCATTTATATTCTCCAAACATTTCAAGTGATATTTCTGTTTCATCTTGACCAAATTCTCTGAAACATAATTTTCCTTCTCTATCAATACAAGCAAAGCAACCTGCACTCTCTGCAATATAACTAATGTATTCTCTTGCTGTTACAGTATTATCATAAACAGATACCTTTTTATCAGAATTTAAAAAAGAAGTAGAACCTAATTCTACTCCTGCTTTATTACAAATATCTTGTGCAACTTCTAATAGTGTTGCTTCATTTTTTTTATCTATCAATTCTTTCCCATTATAATTAAATTCAAATTTAATCATATTATCTAGTGCTTTTATTGTTATTGTATTGTCATCATTGTCTGTGTAATCATCTATATTGTATATTCCGTATTGGTATCATTTCAAAACTACTATTATTACTACTTAAACTTTTAACGGGTATTCCATTTAATGTTCCTACCAACATTGCATTTACTTCTGCTACTGTTAATGAGTGACTTATCAATATTCCATATTCTACCTTGATTTTTGAAGGCATTAGAGGTATTTTATCTTTATATAGTTTCATTTCTATATATTGGCTTGGTGTGCCACCCAAGCAAAATTCCTCTTCAAATGCATTTCCTCCCTTTTTAAAATCAAGTATATAATCGGGATTTATTAATACATCATCTATATAGATATTCATTGCACAAACTGGGTTTTCATATATATTTTGTTCCCATTCTTTACTTGTTTCGTACATTAACTCAACCCCTTTGCTTTATTTACTGTTGCTTTTTGTTGTGCTGTTAATTCTTTTTGCATCAAATTAAAAGACACTTTCCATTTTGATTTGGAAGTGTCTTCATCATTACCTGTCTTATGCATTTCACTTGTTCTTTTACTCACTCTAAATTTGGCATTTTCTAACATACCACCTTGAACACTAGGGCATTTTACTGTGACTATCATCGGATTCTGGTATGTTGCCTGCAAAAGTTCTTCTGCCTCGTCTTCTGATAAGTAGTCCCATGACATTTCAAGCTTTAGCATTCCAATTGCAATTGGATTATCTATTAATGCTCCTGTTACTTTTGATGTATAACTATCATTGTCTGTATCTTCTATATTATCTTTATATGTAGATGGCGTTTTCATTAACTTACCATTTAATTTCCATAACATAATTTTACCCTCCTACTAAAGCTTCTATGTCTTTTCCTGTTCTTCTTTTCTTGTCTCTTAAATCATCTAACAATATTTGTCCTAGTTTTTGATTTCCTACATTAATTGTTAAGTATATTGGCCTGTCATTATTACTTCCACTATAATTAGATAATACATCCTCAAATGTATCTCTCATTATATTTTGTGGTGTTACAATTTCTGGATTTGTTTTAGCTCCGGAATATTCACCAGCTATTACGGTTGTTGCTTCTGTTAAAACACCACCCTTTGCTAATCTTGGTAAACTCAATGTATTTATGCTTCCAACATAAACTCCTGGAATTAGATTAATAAGCCTAATTCCTCCATTAATTAATCTAATCGCACTATTTATAGTTCTTTCAATTAAAGATATAACGCCATTAATACCTGATTTAACAGCTCCAGATATTGCATTTCCTATACTTGTACCTAGGCTAGAGAACGTATTTCTTATTCTGCTCCATACTCCACTAAAGAAGCTTCCTATATTTGAAAAAATATTTTGAATTGAATTATATGCATTTTGAAAATTTTGTACTATTCCATTTTTTATATTACTTACTGCATTTCTTATATTGGATGTAATATTGTTCCATATGTTTGATGCTATATTTTTTATATTGTTAAAAATATTTGAAATATTATCTTTCACGCTATTAAATGTACTAATTGCTGTCTGTTTTATATTTTCCCAAATTTGCTTTATACTATCTACTAGGCTAGATATTCCATCAAGTAGTCCTTGAATTATATATGTTCCTAATTCTGCCATGACTGTAGATGGTGAATGTATTCCAAACACATTTTTAAATCCTTCTATAAAAGGTGTAAAAATATGATCTATAATCCATTGTCCTAAATTTCCAAGAGCTTCAATTATTCCCTTGAAAATCCCCTCAACAACATTTCCTCCACATTCTTTTATTTTTTCGCTGAAAAAATTTCCTGCTTCATCTATAGCTTCATTTATTTTTTCTCCTAAAATCATTCCTAAATTAACAAAGCTTGCAAAAGCACTTCCCAACATTTCAAACATTGAGTCTACAATTCCATTCCAATCTATGTTTTTACAAAAATCAATTAACCCTTGAACAATAAAACTCCAATCAAAATCCTTAAAAAATGTTGTAATACCATTTAAAGCTCCCTTAATACCTGTACTTATTGTATCTCCTAATGCTCCCCAATTTGTATTTTTAAAAAATCCATTGATTGCATTAGCAACAGCACTACCTAAACCTGACCAATTAAATGTATGAACAAATGATTGAACAAGATAGATTGCAGTATTTATTCCTTGCGCTATAGTATTTCCGACTTGCTTCCAGTCTGTTGTTGCTATGAAACCATTTAAAAATTGTGCAATATTAGTTCCAATTTTTTTTGCTGTATTTTGTATTTTATCCCAAGGTATGCTATTCATTGCATCATTTAATTTTTCTCCAATTGTTGCTCCAACTTCATACCAATTTCCATTTTTTATTACATCTATAATACTATTATCTACTTTAGATAAATCAAAACTTGGTGCTGTTGTTCCTCCGCTTCCACTATCTGAATTATTGCTATCAGAGATATTGTTGATTTCATCATGAACCCCAGCTAATTGTTTTGTTTCTTCTTTCGCTTTCTTTGCGTTTCCAGCCATATTTGCATATGAACTCGCACTTGCTTTAGCAAATATATTTACTCCTGTTAGTGCATAAGCTACACTTTGTATAGCTTTCATTAATTGATAAACTAAATTTGTCACAAATTGAATAACTGGTGCTAATGCACTTCCCATAGCATATTTCATATATTCAATGTTTGCACTTAACTGTTTAGCTCCTGCATTTTGACTTGATAACCATGTATTTGCACAACCACTTAAAACAGAATAAATGCTTCTTAATGAGAATAATGCCATAGCATATTTCAAAATATGTCCTAGACCATTTTTTACTCCTGTCCCCATTCCTTTTATATTATTTGTAATATTTTGAGTTATTTTTGGTAATCCTTTAAAACTGTTTTTTATATTAGATATACTAGGTTTTGCTTGTTCTATTTTTTGTTTAAATGCACCAAAAAAACTACTCAATTTATTTTGAGTAATTGCTGTCTTATTTGTTTCTTGATTTAATTGTGCCATTTTACTTTTTGCTTCACTAAGTTGTTTATTATACATTTCAATTTCCGAGTATAATTTTTGTGCTTGATTATTTAATACTGTAAAATCTTTATTGTTTCCTAATGCATTATTCACTGTTGTATCCATTGCTTTATCATTAGGATTTATTCCTTCTGGCGTTACACTTTTTCTAGTATCATCCACAATTTTATCAATCTGAGGATTTATCACGTTTAATTTCATTTGTCGAGCATTTATTTTTTCTTGCAAACTATCTATTTGTTTTTGTACTTGAGATATTTGTTTTTGTGCATCTTTATTATTTACTTTTATTGCAAGTTCATTATTTGCTGAGCTTTTTCTAATCTCTTGTAGTTTTTTCTTGATAAAGAAAACTGCCTGCTGTACTTTATTTTTCATCTCTTTTGTATTTATTTTTGAAAAAGCATTTTGTGTTTGATCCATCTGCTTTTTTATGGTTGGTACTATTTTTTGAAACTCTTTTAATGCTTCTTCTATTTTTGCAGTTACTATGATTTCTATCTCTTCTACCGTGATAAGTCATTCCCCCTTTCTCCTTAATTTAACGAAATAAAAAACACCTACCTAAGTAAGTGCTTTTTTATTTTTTGTTGTATTTTTATTTAAATATACTTGTAGGAGCAAATCCCATTTTTCCTTTCTTTATTGTCCATGTATTACCACAGTTTTGGCAAACTGCTACAGTAGAATTTATTGTTTTAGTTTTATTTGTACCTTTAGATTTTTTCCAAAACAAATTAGATATACCTAGTGTACACAAAGCAGTAAATCCTCTTGCACTATTATTTACATGTCCACCAAATCCAATACCCTTTTTATTTGTTTGTTGACCTTCTTCAACAAGTTGAACTTGAACATTCTCACTTCCACAATAGGGACATTTCATTTTTTTTCTCCTTTAGAACATTGATGCTTCTACAATTTTAAAAGTTGCATTTTGCATTGCATTTAATTTGTCTGATGATACATATGTAAATATATCAAAACTTTGACTTTGTCCTGCTGCTAAGTCATTTGCATAAACATAATCTTCATTGATTCTTGCTCCTGATTCATCTACTGCTTCTATATGTAAGTTAAAAGATTTTGTTTCTGAAGTTTTGTTTGTTACTTTAACTGTCAACTTTGTATCCTTTGTTCCATAACTTCCATTAGTCACTTCAAAATTTCCTAGTTGTGCATCTACATCATTAGCTAGAACTTCTTCTGTACTACTTCCTGTTGCCTTATCTAAATTAGCACTAACTTCATTTAAGCTATCTGATAAAGCTTTTTGAGAATTAATTGTAATTACCATTGCTAGTGCGCACAAAATAACACCTGCAATAGCTTGTCCTTTGCTGGCTTTTTTAATTAATGATACTATTGCTAAAATTCCTCCTATTAACCCTAAAACAAATGATACATTATTTACTATTGGAATAAATGAAGTACACACTCCTATAATTCCTAATACTAAACCAGCAGTTCCAAATCCACTCTTTTTCCTCTCTTCCATAATAAATTTCCTCCTTTTATTAATTATAAAAAGAGTATATCATTTTAAGTTGAAAAAGTATGTCGAATTTTGTCGAAAATATATATTTTTTATCATTTATCCCTTAAATAACATTCTTTGCTCTTCTAATGTTTGTTCTTTCTCTTCTATTTTAAATAATTCTTTATAATCATCTCTAATTAGAATAATTTTAGGATCTTTGCTCATACTATCTGCTCTTATAAGTTTATTAGTTACCGATTCTTGTAGATTAATTTCGCTTTTTAAGTTATCAATTATTTTTAAAAGATGAGTTTGGCAGTATATATTTATTTCTGAATATCTACTATTCCAAAATTCATGTGGTTTCATATCAAAATAATATGCCAATGATTCTATAGAATATATTAATTCTATTAAATTGTTAGCTTTTCTTATATTTTCAATAATATCATTTAATCCTTTTAAATTTGAGCCATTATTTCTTTTTCCACTACTCTGTTGGCTGCATTCTCTACTGCTTTTTCCAATAATTTGTCTGTATTCATTGTTAATAATGGATTTAATGTTATTTCTTTTAGTTCTTTCTTGTTCATTTTCTTTTTGAAAAAACCCTCATTATTCAATGCCTCTGCTATCTTTGCATATAATTCACTTATAGTTATTCCTTCTGCTCTACAATCATCCATAAAGTCATACACTTCACTTGATGATGTGAATATACTTTCACCGTTTTCATTTTCTGCTAATTTAAATATTATTTTTGACAATGCTTCTATATCTAATATAGAATATGCTTTTATAAATACTTCTTCAAAATTTTTGTTTTTTAGTAGATTAGCTATGTCTACTATTTTTCTTGTTTTTAGTACTAAATTAATTGTTTTATTTTTTGTTTCTATAATCATCTTTAATTCTCTCCTTTGCAAAAGAGAGAAGGCACAAGCCTTCTCCTAAATTAAAATTTTGTTGAATCTCCTTCAACTGGATATCCATCTGTTTCAACTGTTTTTGTTTCTTTGTAAACCCTCATAGTATCTTTTATGAAATCTCCATCGTTTATCTCTTGTCCTGCAATATCTACAGTACATTTAACAGTTTGAACCAATGGCTTAGTAGCAACTGATGCTGTTGATTCTGGATATTTTACGAATAAGTATATTGATGTATCTGCATCTGCTATAGCTTGAATAGCTTTATGTGTCTCTTGTATGAACATCATTTCTATATCAACTGTTTCCGCTTTTCTTTTTCCTTTAGCCATTCTTTCTTCTTCTAAATCTAAAGCACTATATGTTTGTCCCTCTTTTAGAGTTTTTAATTGTCCAATTTTTTGAACATAACCTATTTTTGTCTTTTCTCCTGTTAAAGTTGGTGCATATGATACCTCAGCTTTCATAGCAACTTGTGGTGTCGTTGCTTTTGGTGTTTCTCCTTCCATCTCTAATTCCTCCTTATTATCTTAAATTAAAAGAGGTTGTTATTGAATTATAACAAACCTCAAATGTTATTGTTATACCGTATTTTTGCAATATAGGATCATATACTGCAGGACTGGTATTCGTCCTTGTAAAATTAAGTTCTTGAAGTTTTTTATCAACTTTATCTATCATTTTCATTGCTTGGCGTTGCTTTTCATTCCAACAAGTTATTGATATTTGAAATGTAGAACGAATTGGAAATCCGTTTTCTGTTAGATTTACTGACTTTAAAGGTGTATGTAATTCCAATATAGGAAATTTACTTTCTGTATTTGGATTACTTAAAATTGGTTTGTTTTTATACAAATTTTCTAGCTTTTCATATACTAAATCGCTAAATTCTAATTCGCTTAAATCTTTCATTTTGTACACTCCTTTAACATTTCATTTAATCTTTTCTTCGCTATCTCCACATTTTCACTTCTACTTTCAAATCCTGCATCACCTATAAAATGATTAGCTTTTGAACCTACTGCCACATAAAATTGTTGTTTATTAATAGTTACTATTGGATAGCTCAACGACCTCCCCACTTTATTTACAGGGATATACCATTCTGTATATCCTGACTCAATAAAATGTTTTGTTTTTCCTATGTGCTCTTGTTCCGCATATTGCCCTGTTCCAAAATATTCAAACCATAAATATGATTGTCCATTTTCAGTCGTAAATTTAGAAGGGTCAGCATAGACCCTTCCTTTTACTTCTTTTGTAGACATATCAATCATCTCTACTAATATTCCATTTTCGTTGTGACCTTTTTCCAATCTTATAGCATAACCTCTAATGTTTTCTAATATATCTTTCGAAATTACTCTTGCAGTTTGTGGTAATTTTTGAATTATAGCATTTATATTCTTGAAATTATGTTTCACTTTAAAATTACAATTAAAACTTATCATTCTTGCACCTTCTCACATATATATACATAAGTACTTCCAATTTTATTTTTGTCAGTTACTTTATATTGTGGTTTAAATTTCTCCACTTTTGAGATGTCATCAAATGATATTCCATCACCCTTTTTTATGTCGTATTCTTTTGTTGTTCTTGCTTTGTAAGTACTATAATCAATCTCACCAGTAGACTTTCTATCTAACTCGTTTACATCATTTTGCATATTTAGCCAAGCTTGTCCTTTATATTTCCATACTTTATCTGGTTCTCCGTGGTCTTCTATTTTTTCATATTCGGATATATATACTTTTGTTAAATCTCGTAATAACATTATTTAATCCTCCTTAATCCAGATTTTATAATGTCATTTCTTAGTTTTTCTATAATATCTTCAAATGATGTTGAAATAGAACCTTCGTTGCGATTTGTTAACCCCTCTGCTCCTCTTGACAAATAAATTGCCTTCGTAGCTTTTTTTATGTACGGAAATAGTTTTATATCTTCTTTTTGTCTGTTGGAAATATCAGAGGCAATAGAGCTTACTTCCTCTAATATTTCACTTAGAACTTCTTTATCGTCTTTATAATTAGCTCCCAAATCAGCTATTATTTTATCTATATTACTGGTTTCTGCCATTTCTATTGCCTCCTATTCTTAGGCCATTGAAGCAATTGTTGCTATTCCTGCTTTTTTAGCCTTATTTGCTGAATCAACTTCGACAATTACTATTTTTTGTCCAGTTGTTGCTGTGATTTCGTCTGTTCCATTCCAAGCTGTGTATCCAGATGTGCAAACTGCATCATATCCTGGCATTGTTGGATTAGCTGCTACTTTATATTTATAGCTATTTCCAGAAGTTAAAGCCGGTGTAACAGTTATTTTAGTTTTTCCAGTTGATGTTCCTTCTTCTGATGTTACGTTTAAAGTTTTAAGTGAAGCATCTGTTACATAGAATATAGTATCTTCCATTAATGCTTTTGTTCCTTTATACAAGAAATCTTCCAATGCTACAGCATCATCAAATGGTACTTTTTCTGCTCCATACTCTGAAACATAGAAAGGTTGAGCGATAGCCCCATCCATCATTACAACAGCTTTTACACCGTCTGGTAATCTTGTTGACTCATAAACTCTAACAGAGTCATACATACCAATTGCTTGTTCTTTTGGATCTGTTCCATTTGGTAAATCATCAAGAATTTTCTTCATTCCTTTTCTGTATTCACTATCTACAACAATAACTAATAAATCTGATTCTATTCCATCAATAAAGTCATTTCTTAAAGTTCTTGCTTTTTGTAATAGAGTATCAATTGTATCTTGTATATTATCTTTTGCAAAAACTTCTGTTCCTTTTAATACTTTTGCGAAAAACTCTCTATCTAAGTATCTTATAATAGCTGATTGATGATTTACTTTTCTTTTTTCAGCCATGCCATCAATGCCGTAAAGTTTTACGTCTTTCCCTTGTAATTCTTCTACAATTTCTTTATCTGTATCAATAACAACTTTTACTGGTTTAGCTTTTACTTTATCACCTTTTCCAGCAGCTCTTGCAGTACCTTTATCTTTTAATTCTGCGTTTACAAATCTTTTATATTCAATTACTCCACCTTCTGGGTTTCCTGAACCATTTTTTGCTTTGATTTGTTCTGATATTGCTCTTGATGCAACATTTTCTAGAACTCCACTTAATACTTGTTTTAAATTATCTTTTGTTTTACCATCTTGTAGCATTATGTTTAATGCTTCTTGTGTAATTTCTCCCATTTTTTATTCCTCCTATTTTTTAATAACTTGATCTAGCTATTGATTTGCTTTTTGTATTATCAATACCTGTTTTTTGTATTGGAGTATCTTCTTTTAATCTTTCATTTACAGCTTTTTCAACAGCTTTATTAAAAGCATTTGAAACTTCTTCTATTTTTGAATTAATTTCTTCTGCCTTAACTGTTTCAAAATTAAAGAAAGTCAATAAAGATATATCCAATCCTTTTTCACTTGCTATTTTTGTTGCTTGTTCTTTTAATTTATAAGCATTTAATTCTGCAAGTGCTTTTTCTTTGTCTGTTCTTTCTTTTTGTGCTTGATATTCAAGTTTTTGTTCTTTGTTCATTTTTGCTAACTTTTCAGCTTCACTTTTTTCACTGTTCATCATTTCTTCCCAGTTTGTTTTTGCTGTGTTTATAGCTTTTTGAACTCTTTTGTCAAACTCTGCTTGATTCTTTCCATCTTTCAGAAAATCATCAAATGTAACAGGATTGTTGTTTGCTCCTGTATTGTTTTGGTTATTTGCTCCCACTGATTCATTATTTGCCCCAGTATTAGCATTATTTGGATTATTATCTTGTCCTTCCATTCTTTACTCCTTTTGCCCCAGCCATTGCTAAAAGCCCCAGCCATTGCGAATTTGTATTCTGTTGTTCTTTATAGCCTGCAACCAGTAAAAAAGGCATAAAAATAAGAGCTACGTCTAGCTCTTAAATTTTGGTATATAGGTTAGGATTTGCACCTAACATGAAAGTTTCTCTTCTCGGCTACATACTTCCTGCAGAAAGTTGATGTATTTTCAACCTAGCGTCTACTATTTCCCACCTTGTTGGTGTCTATTCCGCCACTATATACATATATAATTATAAAATATTAATAACTTATTTATTATTTTTGTTCTTTGCTTTCATATATCCATCATCAAACTATATTTAAATACCCATATAATGGGTCTAAACATTGTAATTATAGTAAATATAATCCAATACCAAGTTGGCATTTGCAATTTAATGCTTAATATTAAAACTAATAACCACATATTATTTTTCCTCCTTATCTTCATATATTGCCATATAATTTTTCTTTATATCAAAGTTAGTTATTTCATCTGGTGTTAATTTCGCATAAATTTCAATATTAGCAACAAATTTTAAATCATTTGTTATATCATCTGCCCTCTTTATGAGCTCTTGACCTATTGCTGTAATAGATTTCTTTACGTTTTCTTTTCCTGTTGGTATTAATGGTTCCTGCATATTTTCCGCCTTCCTTCCATAATAAAAACACCTACTTTTTAAAGTAAGTGCTAAAATTTTATTTTCATCATTTTATTGTAATATTTTTCCCATTCTTCATATTGTTCTATTATTTTTTTTGGTGTATTTTCTTTCCATCTCCAAGCATATAATTTATCTGAGTCACTAACTTCTTCCTGCCATTCTGTCCAAGGGTGTGTCATTGGCATCATACTATATCATTCCTTTCATAACATTAATGATTTCTTTACTTAATGTTCTTGCATTATTTTTATTTGTGTAATAATCTACAAAAGCCTCAGCAATAGTTTCGTTTGCATTATATTTTACTGCATGTGTTGATATTTCTCTTAATGATTTTCTTTTTTGCATTATATCATTTATCTTTAAATTTTCAAATGCTTCATTTACTATTTCTTGGGCTGTTATATTATTATTCCAGTCTGTTGCTAATGCATTTTGATTTATATATTTCTTTCTTAGTATCTCATTTAATGCCATGTGCCCCGCTTCATGTATTCCCATATCTTTGTATGAACTGTTTTGGGGATGATAATTTGTTTTTACATCATTTTCATACATTTTTTTAGCAATATCTTTGTCTTTAAAAGCATTAATATTTATTTCCATTATATAAGTACCATCTGTTTGAGGTCCTACATTTATTCCTGCTTTGTCTGACACATTAACTTCTTTTATTTGTTTTATCTTATCTCTTATCTGTGGAAAATCTTTGTATACTTTTTCCATATTATTTAATATGTTATATAAAGCCTTTTTATCTATATGTTTTATTTGTAATTTATTTATGTTATATTTTCTTATTTTATTTATATACACATTATCAAACAAATCATATTTTTTATCTTGTTCTAATTCAATACGCTTATTTTGTGTTAGATATGTTATACTGCTTCTGCAATAATGAAAATGATGCTGAATAGGCGGTAAATTTAAGCCTAATACCAATCCATTACATCTAATCCTTTGTACCATTAGTTCCTTTTGTGTCTCACCATAATATCTGTCAAATATGTTTTCTTTATTAATATAAAATTCTTTATTATTTAAGCTATCACACATTAAAGTTGTTTTATCATCCTCTACTGCAATAAATCTAACTTTTGAGTTATCTTCAGCTACTTCTTTTATTCCTTCTGCTTTTGCTAAATTATTTAGCCCTATCATTTGCAAATCTACTGCACCTGAAATTTTATCATTATTTATATTGAGTTTTTGATTATTTTGCCTATTTATTATCGTTTGAAATTCACTAGAATCAATTTTTAGGTCTTTTTGTTGTTGTATATTTAAAATTACTTGTTTGTATAATTGTTGAGTATTATATTGTATTGTTGCTTCAATGTATTGATTCCAATTAAATCCGCTATAATTAGGTTGGTCTAATAATGCAAGAAACAAAGCCATCTGAATTATTGATGGCTTTTTCTTTTTATTTACTTCTTTTTGTCCGTTCTTCATAGTAATAATTTGCATCTTCATACATTATTTGTTTTTCTTGTTCCTCAAGTTTACTTTGTTCTTCTATATATGCACTATAAATAAGTAATTCTAGTATTTCACTTTTTTTTACTCTTGTTCTTTTATAAATATTGTTTGCTAATGCAGTAAAGTAATTATTATTTTTTAGTAATCCTTGTTCTTTCCAACCGCTCTATATATGTATTTATTCTTTTTTTAGTCTTATTATCAGCAATATTATATATGTTCTCTGATGTAAGATTAAACGTATCAAAGATTTCTTGGAGTCTGTTCTGTGTTTGTCTTGATGTTTTATTATATAGTTGTTTTAACTGTTTCATATAATGATCGTGTTGTTCCCACATATAAAACACCTCTATTCTTCTTTATTGATTTGTTTTTTAACTACTTTAGTTTGCTCTTTCTTGTTATCTGCTGTTAGTTTTTGTGCTTTTTGTTGATCTGTCAAATCAGTCACTTTGTTATCTTGATTGTTTTCTTTATTGTCTTGATTTTCTCCTGCTTGTCCTATAATTTGCATTTGTTGTAAATTCTTTTGAATATTCTCTTCATTTTGTTTATCCATTTCTGCAAGTTCTGATTCTGCGTCTAATCCAAATGGTAAATGACTTATAATTGATTTATCACTTACCAATCCTCTTAATTTTAACCAAGCAGTTGTAAGACTTTCAGTATCTGTTGGCAAATTACGTATTAAAATGACATCAATATCTCTAAAATCATATTCTTTGCCTTTTTTCAAGTTAATTCTTGCTGTTAGCATCTCCCACATTCTTAAATATTCTTTTCTAAACAAATGATGTGCTTGCTGTAGCACTTGTTCTAAAGGAAAGAACTTTTTTTCTAAAGCTGCAGCATTATCTGCATTAGTAAAACCTTGATCAGTTACGTTTGGAACACCAGCAATCATAAGAGCCATATCTAAGCACGTCTTTTTATGATTTTCTGATGCAGTGTCATTTATATCTTTTATAATCCAATCAATGTCTCCATCTTTATCTGGCGTATAGAATACCTTTGCATTTAATATAGCATCATCTTCTTGCATTCTTGCAGGATTCTTGGTCATTATTACATTTCCTTCTTTATCTTTTTGCTCTTCTCCTTTATCATTCAAAAGTGGTATTAACGGATCATTCATTGGAGAAAATCCTGTTACTTTCAATTTAGCATTATCATTATAATCAAAAATATTTGCATTATTTTCAATTACTTTTTCATTTTTATTTATTAAAGTCATAACATTTTCAAAAAAAGCCATTCCATAAGGATTTTCTACAGCAAAACAAGGTAAATCAGTCCACATTATTGGTGTATTAGTACCGTCTACTTCTTCAAACTTATATTCAGCATTTTCAGTAATTGTTTTCTTTTCTATACCATCCACAAATTGTTTTTTGTAATCTTTGGTTATTATTTCTAAATGTGTTTCAATTCCACCTGTAGCTGTATTTTCATACCAACATCTTAATAAGCCTATTTTTGTACTTGGTACGTCATAATTCCATATTGCTACTGTATTTAAACTTGAAACATTTGCATATACCTCTTCATTATATTTGTTTTCATATACCAATCCATAGCATGCTCCTGTAGTAATATAATCAAGTACACAGTCATAAAAAAAGCTACCATTGTCATTATATTTTGCAATATAATCAATAATAGCTTGATAGTCCTCTGGATCATTCTTTTCTCCAAATATTCTTTTAAATATTCTATTTAAAATCCCTTTTTGAGTTTCATTTATATTTTTTACTTTAAACTGAGGTTCTTTTCCTCCAAAATATCCACTTGCAATAATACTTATATAATATTCAAGTGCAACAACAACATCCTTTTGATCATATTTTCTTGTAAATCTATCTTGCAAATATTTTCTATGCATAAATATTGGCAATGCTTTTCCCCATAACACACTTATATTTTGATTTATATTTGCTTCATTTAAAAACTCATCTTTATATTGTATTTTTTCTACAAAACTCATTGTTTTTCTCCTTTACATTATACTGTTATATCCAAATTGTAATTTCTTTTGATTTATGTATTTCTCTATTGCATATCTCATTGCATCCATCAGATGATTAAAATCATCTATTGGTCTATTTATTTTGTTACCAAACTTGTCCTCGTCCCAAGTATAATTACTTATTTCTGTTATAAAGTTTACACATCTAGGGTGAATTATTATTTCAAAATCTTGTATAAATTGAATACCATTATTTATACTGTCTTTTCCTTTTAGTGCTCCAGTAATATGTCTTAATCCTAATCCTCTTAATTCATCTATTGACTTTGGCTCTGCACTATCTGCTGTTATTCTTTCTTTTGAGTAGCCCATTTGATTTATTCTGTCATATATGGCTTTATTACTCATTCCTTTTTGATATATCTCATCATATATATAAATTTTTTTATTTTTTAAATCTATTGCACCGCAAAATAGTGCTGTTGGGTCGTTTGTATAACCAAAATCTAACCCAAAAGCACTATTTAAGTTTCTTATTGTATCTAATTCAAATTTTTCTTCTTTCCAATTTTCATATACTAATCCATCAACTATACCCCAGTTACCTAATCCAGCAACTTGATATCTTCTAGGATTATTCTTTTTCATTCTTTCAAATACTTTTTTATCTGCTTCATCTAGCCACTCGTTGCAAAGATAATTCGTTGTCATTGCTAATATATCATTATCTTTAACATCAAAAAATCTTTTCTTGATCCAATGGTGTTCATTCCAAGGGTTTAATGTTATTGTTATTTGTTTAAATAGTCCCTTTGGAACTTCTCCGTCTTATACTTTCATCTATTACATCAAAATCAGATTCTTTTGTTATTTCGTATGCTTCTTCAATCCATAACCAACATAAAACACCAATATCTACTGATATTGATGTTACTTTTAATGGGTCATCTAATCCTCTAAAATATATTTTTTGTCCTGTTGGCTTATATGTCATTTCTAGTGGACTTTCTTTTATTTCCCAAAAACTATCTACTTGTAATCTATGTATTGCCCATTTTAATTCTGTAAAACAACTATCTTTTAATGTTCTAAATGTCTTTCTAATTACAAGTGTATTAGCTTCTTTATATTTCATCATGTTACTTATTATCCATAATGCTGTTGTCTTTGATTTTTTACTTGCTCTTGAACCTTTGCATACTCTATATCTACATTTGCAATGCCAATACTCTGCATAACCTTTTCCAACTATACTTTGTAATGATATGTTATTTACTTGTCGCTGTGTATTTTTATTTATTATTTTATTCTGTAATATCATCTGTTATCACCACCGGTATATTTCCAGCAACTTCAACTTTTTCTTTAAATGCACCATATCTTTTTCCAAGTAGTTCTGCACATTTTGTTCTATCTTGTAATGAAGCATCTAATCCAAATTGGTCTTTTTCTTCCCCACGCATTACTTTTGTTAAATATTGTAATACTTCTTCTTGTGAAGCAATTCTTTGGTCTTCTTTTTCTTGAAGTTTTATCTTTATAAATTTATCTAGTTTTGACAAGTTTTGTGAACCTATTCTATTAAGATTTTTTCCCTTATATCCAGCTTTCTTACAAGCTTCTGTTGCATTTGCAGTTTCTATATAATAATCAATAAATCTCTTTTGCATTTCTGTTAATGCGTTATATTCCTCTTCTATATTTTCATATTCCATCTGCCTCACTTCCTTTTCTATGTTCCTCTATTAGATATTTCATTACATCTACTTTACTATAACATTCTTCTTTCTGTTTGTATCTATCTTGTAATTCAAACTCGTCTGTTTCTTCATTGTATATTTCTACTTGTTCTCTTTTCAATATTTGGTATTTAGTACAATATTTGCAATTCTTTTCACTATAAAATTGAAAACTATTTATTTTATATATCTGTCCTTTTATAGATAAAGCATATAATAATTTATTTATATTTTTATTTATGTTCATTTTTGCCTCTCACAACATTTTAAAATCTGTTCTCCATCTAATAAAATAGAATCTATTCTTTGTTCTATCTTTACACTATTATTTTGTTTATATTGTTCTACTATTTCATTTATGAAATCATTACTACTTGCAACTATCTCACATACATCTTCATAGCTAAATATTTTATCATCATTTTGATTATGACCATATTCATACAACCATACATGAGTTAGTTCATGTTTTAATGTCTTGATTATATTTGCTTGATTTTTTAAAAGCATTATCTTTTGGCTTCTATATATTGTTACTCCTAAAGTTCCTTCGCATTTCATTTCGTTATTTATTGTTGCTTCATCTACATTTTCTATAGTCCAGTCTGTATTGTTTATTTTGAATTTCATTTAATTAAGCACCTCTCTTTAATCCTGTACGGACATCTTACTATCTGCTTATCTAGGTTTATAACCTCTAAAAAAGAACATTCTTGGCACTGTTCCGATAATTGTACATTTATTAACTTTCTTTTCCATTTTTCTTCTCTTTCTTCTTGTGTTTCTATCATCTCTATTGTCCTTTTATAATCATCTAATTTACATTCTTTACATTTTTTTCCTTGTATTGGACATACTTTATTATCTATCAAACATTGTTCCATATCTTTAATCCTCTGTGCACTTTAGTTTTCCATTTATGTCTTGTGTTATTTTACAGTCAATATCTTTATTACATTTACTGCAGTTTTCTTCTTTGAATTGTTTTATTTGTTCTAGAGTCATATTATTACCTCTTTTCTTATAAACACTTTGTTCTAGGTAGTAGGAGTTGTACCTACACTCTCAGGTGTCCAAGACCCGCATCTTACTATCAAGACTTTACCTAGATATTAGAACTCGCTAGGAATGTTCTTTATATACTCAAAGGATAATAATCATTACAGCCAAATTTATATTATCAGTTACCTAGCATACTGGTAATAACTAATTAATTGTTATAAAACACTTGCTTTCCGTATTCTACTGCTACTTCATGTTCTATTTTGCATCCTCTTGCTTTTTCCCAACCTTTCATAAATACAATTCCATCAACTTTTCCTATGTATCTAATTGATTGAGATAACATGTAAATTGCAATATCTTCATCTTCTGGTGCATTTTCAAATACTGTATCTATAACTTCGTTTCCTTCTTCTTGTAATCTACTTACTAATTCTGCTCTTTCTTCTCTTATTTGTTCATTTGTTTTACCTTTCATAGGTTGGCTTATCATTAATTTCATAATTTTTATTCTTCCTTTCATAACATAATAAAAAGAGTAAATACTAAGGGCTTGCATTTACTCTTTACTCTACTTACATTTTTTCTATTATAATTATAGTACTTTCAAAAAGAAATTAAAAGGAAGTTTTTGCGTAATTTTTGCGAAGTTTTAGTCCAAACCCGCATTTATTATATTTAACATCTTTTCCATAGCATTGTCTCTATATGTCTGTAATTGTTTTACACATTTATATTTTTCAAATTCCTTAAAATATGCTTTTTCTACATAATCCCATTTTGATTTTCTCATATAATACGTTTCTATTACAAATTTTTCTTCTTGTGTTAATGGTTCAATCATATTTTTAACTCTAACAACTATTTTATTTAATTTTCCTTTGTCTATATTTAATTTTGCAATTTGTCTTTTTAGATACTCTCTATCTTCTTTGTTTATATGATTTAATTCTTTTTCATAATTTAGAACTGTACTTGACACCTTGTCTGATATTTTATTTGTATTGCTATGTATGCTATCAAATACTTGCCCCGCTATTTGCATATTCTCTATTACTTCTCTTTCATCGTCTTCATAAACAGTTCCTGAATATTCTAACCTTTCTTTGTATTCTTCTTCTTTTATTTCAATTTCTGTTAATTTTGATTCGTTCTCTTTATGATGTATCAACATTGTTTCAACGTCTTCTTTTATATATTTACTCATTTGTGCCTCCTTGTTTTCTTTTTATATCTTCTCTTATAAGTTCATCTTTAAAATTGTCTAAGATTTTATATGCTTTATTTATTTGTGCTTGACTTTCTTTTCTTTTCGATATGTCTAATAAGTTTATGTTTTCTAATTCTTTCATTGTGTCTATTACTTTGTTGTATACATGGTTTATTGTCATTTGTTTTTCCTTTCTTTCAAATATCTATATATTACTCTTTCTACATAAGCTAATGCTTCATAATTGCTTATGTATCTTCCATCATGTCTGTGTCTTACGCTTGATCTTATTATTTTTATTTCTTGATTGTATTGTCTTCTATACATTGTTGCTAATTGATTTTTACTTAAACCTCGTTTCCATTTTGTTATTATCTCATTTTCTTTCATACTACCACCTTATTGTAGTATGCTCTTTTATTTATTTAATAATTCTTTTGCTTTATTTTCAAAATATTTTATATGTTTCTTAAAATATTCTATTGCTTCTTCTTGTTCTTGCTTATCAACAGCTTTTATTGCTTCATCTAATTCTTCTAATGTGACTTTTTTAAATCTTTTAATACTTCTTGTTCTTTTGTCATATGTTAGTCCTCCTTTAATTCTCTTCCACACATTGGGCAATAATTTATTTGAAAGAACTGACTTGGTTTATATCCATCATTGTCTTGTCCTTCTATTTCAACATATAACATATATCCCCAAGACTTTTTTTGATTAATAATTTCCATATGTGTTTCTTCTTCATTGTCTATATCTAATATTTTTTTATTATTTATTATTTTTCCACAGTATTCACACATAATATTACTCCTTTACTATTAAATCTGCTTTAATTAAATCTTGTATATATTCTTCTAAATTTATTTCTTGCTTTTTTATTGTACATCCTAGAGGCAATTGAAAATCAATTGTTCTATCTTTAGATATTTCTACTAAAATCATTGTTGTTCTTTTAATTAACGGCATTAGTCTATAATAACAAATTTTTGCATTTTCTTTATCATGCTGTGTAAAATGAAACTTTTCAAGCTCTTTTAAATCTACATCATCTCTTATTTTTAACATATCTATTCTCCTCCTAATAACTCTGGATTATCGTATATGTTGCCTATTGCTTTTAACTTAAAGTTATTTATTTCACATTGATATAGCATTAATAATGTATCTTTAGATTTAATAGCAAAGCAACCATTTATAAATTTGACTTCTCCTCTTTCTAGTATGCAAGGTCTTATTATTTCAACTATATCTCCTTCATATATTTCTTTTCCGTTTTTATCGTGTAGTCCAGTGTATTGTCCTATTGTTTCTGTATTAACTTTATAGCAAAATGATTTTTCAAAATCTCCTATTTGATATATATCTTCGTTTGTAAAATGTTCCATTGTCATTAAATCCCCATAATGCCATCCTCCGTTTTGATTTTCCTCTAAACTTTATTTCTCTATTCATCTTCTCCTCCTACTTCATTTCCCCAACAATCCCACCCATCTACTGTTTGTCTTGCAAATAATTCTATTCGAGAACACTTATTAAACATTGCATCTATTCTTTCTCGAATCTCATCTGGTTTTTTGCTGTGTTTTTCTACTTTTTTACTTAAGAATTGTTTAATATTATTAGCCTGTTTTTTCGGTATTTTACCTTTCTTGAATACTAAGCACAATTCACATTGACTTAATGTATAAAATCCATAATTTGTTCTTTGTTTATCCCACACAAATGCCACTGTCTTGAACTCAAATCCCCATTCTTTGCCCAAATCAAGTGCTACATCTAAATTTGGAGATGTTGCCCACATAAACAATAAACAGTCTTTTTCTGATATATTGTTTATTACTTCTTTCATTTCAATTAGTTCGTTATTAGACATTGTATTATAATGTTCATTAACGCTATTAATATATTTCTTACCCCTGTCGTAATGTTGAAAGTTTATTTGTTTTTGCTTGTATGACCACGGTGGGTCTGCATAAATTATGTTATATTTTTTATTTGTGTTATATATATCTACATACATTCATTTTCTCCTCCTACTTTATAGCAATTAGCCCCAAACTGCTCTTTTGTTAGTATTGTTTTTATTTCTCCAAAACTTCTTTTGAAGTTTTCGTATCCCTCATCAATTCCGTACATAGTGTTTCCGTTGTATATTGGTTCTAATATAGGAAATCCATTTACAAAATCTCCGAACTTCTATTAAGTCTATTAGTTGTTTGCTGTGCTTTACTACTTTATCTATTTGAAATGGTACTGGAAGATTATATTTATTATTCATATTTACATATATTGTTTCATTTACTATTCTTGATACTCTTCCTATTCCAATGCAATTTCTGTTATCCATATTAATTCTCACATAATCATTTACTTCTAACATCTCTTATGTTCCTTTCTATACTTTTTAAATTCATGATCTATATATTTTTGTAAGTCTATTGTTTTCTTGTTTTTTAACTGCATTATTTCATCTTTTAAATATTTAATTTCTTCATTCCTTTTTCTTATTTCATATAAACTGTCATAGTATAATTGTTCATAATCTATATTTTCCATTTTCTATCCTTTTTTTCTTTTATTTACTTTGTCTAGTATTTTAGCTATCGTAGCTCCCGCTTTTGTTAATTTTTTATCTTGCTTATACAATCCTTTTTGATTCATAATAAACAATTCTGAATTTGATATTAATATTAAATTATCTAAGTCAAAATTTTGTCTGTTTCCATCTGCAAATATTAGATTATATCCTTTGGGAATTTTTCCTTTTTCTTTTTCATATAACCATCTATGTTTTAATACCCATTTATTTGGTTGTTTGACCTTTATGTACGTATACCCATCAATATCTATTCGTTCATCTCCTATTGGTCTTGCATTTGACAAATTTCCATTTTGAAACATTGTTTTTTTACATTTTTCATATTGTTCTGGGCTCATCTTCTTTCCTTTATTCCAAGAAACTTGTCCTTTCTGAAACCTAGTATTAATTCCATTGGTTAGATTTAATTTTCTTTTCATATTTGCTAAAGCACTCTCACTTAAATTAGTATTAAATCTTTTATTAAACCTTTTTGTAAGTTCTTTATGTGATATTCCTTTCACATTCTCTATAAGAAACTTTACATTTTCTTCACTGTAGTTATATTTCATTATTACTTATCTCCTATTTGTAGTATTTCTGGTATATCTTTTTTGTTTCCAAATTCATCGTAATGTTTTACTGCTTTTAGTGCTAGTTCCCCATTATTAATGATTGTTTGAGCAATATTTGCTATTGATTTTGCTCTTTCTCTTTCTTCTTGTAATTTTTCGCCTTTTAATTCTTCATCATTTAGCCTCTCTAGTTCTTCAAATAAATGATTGTTTAAATCAACTAATTTATTCTTCATTATTTTTCTCCCCTTTCATTTATAATTTCTTTTAGGTCAACTATTTCTATTGCTTGCTCTGTTAACTTTTTATCTTTATCTTGTAATTTCTTTGTTACTCCTGTAAATGTGAATATAAACATTGCTAGAGCTGTTATTATTAATATTGTTACTGCTATTAAACACTTGTATAGTTTTTTATATTCTTCTTTCCAATTAATCAATTTAATTTTCCTCCTACTTAATTATTCTTAGTTCCAAATCTGGGTAAACTTTTTCAAATATCTTATGTTTTAATTTGAATACATCTGTCTGTATTCCTTTTACGTCTTCTACTATTTTTTTACCGTTTTCTATGTACTTAAAGTCCGCTACATATTCTATCTTTCTGTAAGTTTTACCGTTTTTCTTAAATTTATCTTGTAGCAAAAATCTTGGTTGTAATTCTAAGTTACTTATTTCTCCTGCTCTTTCTAACAGTCTTAATTCTTTATATCTATTTCCTTCTTTCTTGCTGTCAAATTCTTCTCCGTCTACTATTACTTTTTTATTTCTGTATTTGTTCACTTTTCTTTAGCTCCTTTTCTATGTAATTTTCACATCTCCAAACTCCGTTTGAAGTTTTCTAATTCAAGCCTATTACAGCCTCTACATTTTACACATTTACCGTTCTAACGGTGGATAATTATATTTCACAAGCTCTCTCCTTAATCTTTAAAGATTGTATTTTCATCTACCATACTGTTGTCTGTTATTTTTACACTCATCTTTTTATCTATTTTAAGCCTTATATCCGCCTCTTTCGCATTAAATGGCATAAATGAACCATTATAGTTAGTTGTACTTTTTAAGTATTCTCCTTCTTTAACAAACTTTGCTCCGTCTGAATAATTGCTTTTTAATTCAATACCATCTCTTAAAGAGTATATATAAGCTGTTCTTCCAATAAAATTTAATTGCTTTTCTCTATATTCAGGATACTGCGTTATAAATCTGTTATAAATATCTGTAAACTCTGTTTTTAATTCATATAAGAATCTAGGCACAGTTTTTTCCTGATAGTCTTTTATAACTGCATTATCCATAAATGTCCTTGGTTTTCCATCGCAAATTAATGATATTAATTCATTTTTAAAGTCATTTTCATTTATATAAATTAATGGGTGTGAAAATATATTTGTTTCAATTTTATATCCTCCACCTTCTTTTTCATGTAAGTACCTAACATTTATTACGAATGTATCTTCTATTTTTCCAATTGTATTATTTGGTTCATCTAGCTTGTTGTAACATTCATCTTTTCTGTATTTATCTCTAAAATCGTTGTATTTTAGAGCTCTACTTGTATATCCTTTTTGTCTAACTTTTTTTCCAAATTTACAGTTCTGTTGCCACCTTCCTGCACTAAAACATTTTCCTTGTTTATAGAAACTACAATTTTTATATTTATCGCAATATGTCATTTCAGCTTCTAATGGTGTTTCTCTTCCACCAAATATACTTTTTCCTCCATATAAATTAACATTTATTTTATCCATAATTGCCTCCTAATCTATTCTTGGAATATGGCTCATATTTTCTGCTACCATATCCAATAAATAATATTTTTTAAAACTTACATCTTCTCCAAATCTATTCTTTTTTTGTACCCATTCTGTTGTAAATTCATATCCATCTTTTTTTAGTTGATCAATTCTTGCTCCTAACTGCATTACTCCTAAATCTTGATATGCTTCCCAACTTGTTATACTTCCAAACTGTCGTATATAATTTATAATTCTGTCCTTTTGAGTTGTCTTCATTTGTTTATCACTCCTTTACTAATTCGCACCACTCTAAATTCTTGTATAAATAAGCATATGGATCATTTGTATAATAATCATTTGGATTTACTGTTATTCTTGCTCTTACATCTGCTATTTTTGGTGTGAATTTTATTTTTTTTATTGTTTTATTAACTGCTTTTTCAAACTCGCTAGTCTCTGTTGTCATAAATTCTTTAAACCACAACATCAATTCTTCTTTACTGAACTTTTTATTGTATGCTGTTTCTATTTTTTGTATATTTTTGTAAAACTCTTGTTTATTCATTTAACCACTCCTCTATTTCTTTACTTTCATTTTTCTTTTTGTGGTTTTCATCCTTTGCTTGTACTAATGTTCTTATTCCTGCTTTTTGCCAATTATTTAATATAGCTTTTATGTACTTAATTGTTCTTTTATTAGCTTCTACACTAATTTGCATTGCATAAATTATTAAGTCTGTTGGCATATCTTTAGAATAATCTTCTAAAACTTCTACCCCATAAGGAGTAATAAGTCCTATATTTTCATTGTAAAAATCAATAATTTTTTGCAAGCCGTCAACACAACTGTCGCTTACTTTGTCATTATCATTTACATTTACATTATCATTTACATTTACATTATCATTTACATTTTCATTTACATTTTCATTTACATTAGTTACCTTTTTGCTTTTTGTTTGCTTCTGTTTTGCTTCTGTTTTGCTTTTCTTTTGCTTTCCATTTTCATATTTTTTATAATTTGCATCTAATTGAGGTTTAACAAGAGAAAATATTGCTTTAGATATTCCTGTCAACTCTATTTCTTCTTGGTCTAGTGCATATCTCATTATTGCATTATATGAATCTGCTTGATTTTCTTTTGGTAACTCGCTTATAGCTTCATAAAAACTTCTGTAAAATATAAAACTATCTCTTGCCATTTGCTCCTCCTTTTGTAAAATATAAGGAGTAAAACTTATGTCTTACCCCTTAGTTGTTTGCTTTTCCATATTCTTTAATAAATTCTTCTTTTGTTTTGTTGTAATATTTACACCAAGCTTTTTGTGCTAATTTCTTTAATTGTCTGTTAAGCTTGTCTCCATTTTTGCCATGTACTCCATTTGTACCACGATGGCTTTCTTTGGCTAAAAATACTATCAAGCCATCATTTATACTCTTTTGTCTGTAAGCCTTTGAAAAATAAACCTCGTGTCTTTCACAATATATTTCTGTTCTTACCGTGCTATATAATTTGCTTTTGGGCATAATACAAAATTCTTCTTCACTCTTTTTTACATTTTTCTTTGAGTTATTCTGTGTATTTTTTGGGCAAGGATTAAAACTATTACTTAAATCTGTTACTATCATTTCTTATCCCATTCTTTCAATAAACTATCTATTTCTGCTTGTGGTTTTGTTTCTATTCCATAAACTTTACAATCTTGTACTACTCCGTCTATAAGCCTTGCCATTTGCTTACTATTAAACGAACTTGATCCATAATAAGCATTAATAATTTTAAACTCTGTATCCCCTATGTATGTTGTATCTGCTATTTCACAAAACCAAGCTATCCCTTGTGCTGTCCACATTTTTTCAAATGTCTTAATATTTTCTGTTTCTATCTTAAATCTTCTAAATATTCCTAATTCTTTTACTCTTCTTTTGTATTCTTCTATTGTATCTATTTCTGCTAAATCGCATAATTCTTGTAAAAGTTTCCAGAAATAATTATTTGCATTAGTCGTTCTTTTCTTTATGTATCTCTTTGCTTCTATTTTTAGTTTTAAGCCTTTTAATTGTTCGATATCTGATAACTTGTCCCTCTCATTTATTAAAAAGCTTATTTTTGGTTTTCCTGTCTTATAGTCTATGTTTATTTCTTCTAATGTTCCTGTAGTTTGCATTTAACCACCTACTTTACGTTTGGCATAACTTTTATTGCATTTAAAATACTTGCATATTGCCTTTTAGTTAGATCTTTTGTATTTGTTATGTTGTAATTTATTGATAATTGCTTTTCTACATCTAATCCCTTTTGTCTCATAATTGCATATACTGTTTTTGCTTGTTGCTCTGTTACTAATTCATCTATATTTTCTTCTGATATATTTTCTCCTTTTTTCACACTTCCTTCAGGAGTTTCTCCATCAGGGTCTTTCATTTCTTCTGTTGGAATACAGAACACTTGAAACAAAGCATATTTCATTGCAATAGCCATTGCTTTGTTTGTTGCCTTATCTCCGCTATCCATTCCTTCTCCTATTGTTATTGCTTCTATATTTGTTCCATCTTCAGCATAAAATTTATATTTAATTTTACATATTGAATAAATTAGATTCCCTCCTTTTGATGTGGTTCTTTCTTCTCTTTTTTGTTCTAATATCTCTGGAACAATAAAGACTTTATTTTTTGCCAATAATGGTTGTAACGCATTCATAACATCATCTATTCCTCTAAACTTAAACCCCTGTTGTTTATTTACTTTCTCTTTGCCTATAGCAGGAACTTCTTCCATTATCTTTGTTATACTTTCAAAAATGTTCATTTATAAATCCTCGCTTTCATATTCGATTTCTGATAACTTTAAGAATTTTATTAATTGTTCTAATTGTTTATCATATATATTGAACTTTATTGTTATTTCTTTTTTTACTGGAACGACAACAAATTCATCATTTTGTTTTTCTTCTTTTTTTATCTCTGTTGGTTTTGATAAATTTTCTAATTCTTGTTTTTTTAGCTCTTCTTGTTTTTTCTTTTCTTCTTCAATAGCTTTAAATCTATTTGATACTGTTGTTATTGCATTACTTACATTTAATGTTTGTTTGTATTCAACTAATATCTCTGCTTTATGCTCTTGTGTTTCAATTAGTTTTAAATCATCTGTTATTTTGTCTATAAAACTTTTAGCTTGTTCTTTCAAACTTTTCATACTCGCTGACAATGTTACATTTATTTTTGTTTGTTCATATGTAATAAAATCAATGTTATTGGCTTTTCTATATTCTTCAAAGTAATCTTTTATTTCTTGTTCTTTTATTTCTTTTTGTTTGTTTTCATAATTAGCAACTTGTTGATTTATAGTGTTGTATGTTTCTGTTAAAAGTTTTTCTGTTTCTTTTGCTGTATCTTCAAATGCCTTTATTGGTTTGTTGTATTCTGCAATAATATTTTTCCTATAATCAGAAACTTGTTTTTTAAATTTATTTACTTTAGATTTTTCATCTTTAGCCTCTTTCATTGTTTCTTCTGTAAAAGATATATTTTTATAGTAATTATTAAGATTTTCAACATATCCTTTTACTTCTTTCATATTAGATTCTATTTCTCCAACACTTTTAATTTGTGCTTTTATCTCGCCTTCAAATTGTGGCTTTTTAATTAATTCTTGCATTATCTTTCCTCCCTTAAATCATCGTAATAGCATTCTTCTGCTATTAATTCGAATATATTTCCTTCTTCATCGTTTTCTATGTAATCTTCCATAATTCTCCTTTGACATATTTACTTTTTCGTGCTAAAATATAAGTAAATATGAATTTATTTATGTATTTATATTTGAACTAGTTTATTGATTGGTAGTCGCTAACTAGTTCTTTTATTTTGCTTAAAACTGCTTTTTCATTGTTGTATTTATTTGATTTTACTAGTCTTTCAATTCTGCTTATCAAGTCCCTTTGTTCTTCATTTTCGAATCTTAAATCTTTATTTTCTTCATACAATACCTTTGCTTGTCCTTCCATATCTTTTATTAAGATATCTCTGTTATGTATCATTGATTTTTGATTTAATATCTTTCTATCTTTTTTAGTTAACATCTCTCTTCACTCCTTTCCTTGTAAAATTTGGTAAAATAATGTATACTCTCACTAGAAAGTGAGGTAATTATTATGAAATTAAATCATGAATGTGTTAGAGATTTATTACTATATCTTGAGGACAATCTATCTTACAATAAAAGCATAAGTATAAATAGCCTAACTCTAAAAAGTTATTCTCAAGAAGAATTAATTTACTGTGCCGAAAAATTAATTGAAGCTAATTATTTAATTTGTACCAAAGCTGATGGTTATCAACCACCACTTATTGTTGCTAGAAGTATAACTTATAGTGGACACCAGTTCTTGGACAACATAAGAGACAATACAGTTTGGAAAGAAACTCAAAATATATTATCTAAAGTAACTTCTACCTCACTTAGTTTTGCTGGCAACATAGCATCTCAAGTTCTTTCTAATATAATCTCTAAGCAAATGGGATTAAATTAACTTATCAACATGCCCTAATGCTGACTCGCACTCAGCATTAGTTATTTTTTTTATTTCTTCAATGTCTCTTTTTAATAATTCTTCATGATACATTTCTGGCATTAGTCTAATGCTTAAAATTCTATGTAATAAACTTGGCAATTCTTTATGTATTAGTTCTTTCTTTTCATTTTCTTGTTTTTCTTCAAAGTTGTTCATCTTTCCCTCCTAATAAATCGTACTTAAGCAAAATATTGTTCCTGCTTGTACTATTTTTTGTATTAATAAAGTAGTTGTTACTATAAATGCTATTGCATATCCTACTTTATTTTTATCTAGTTTTCTTTTCATTTGTTCACCTTCCTTTCTATACTTGTTTTGCTGTATTTAATATTGTTTCAAGTATTGTTTTTAATCTTGTGTTTTCATCTTTTACTTTTTGATGAACTTCTATTGGAACAGAGTCTTCATAAATTGGAATTTTGTAATATCCTTTTTCTGTCATCTTACAAGGTATTTCCCCTATTCTGCATTGTCTTTTTACTTCTTCTACTCCCATTCCAGACTGTCTACTATATTCCTCTGCAGAAACATATTTTGGTATTGACATTTTATTTCACCTCCTTTTATGTTTAAAATTACTGAACTTTAAAGTTAAAAAAAATTGAACTTGGTTTTTTTAATATTTTACAAATACTATTAATGTGTGATACTTTTGCTTCCACTATTCCATTTTCAATATTGTAGTATGTAGCTGGGCTTTTAAATCCCATCATTCTTGACATATCTCTATAAGAGAATCCTTTTTTTTCTCTAGCATTTTTTAACTCTTCTGTATTTACATATTTGCTATATCTATTTCCCATTTCGCACCTCCTGTTCAGTTTTGTTGTACTTATTATATACAGTTACTTTGAACTTGTCAACACTTTTTTATAAAAAAGTTTTATAAAACTGTACATTGCTTATAACTGTAAGAAAAAAACTTTCAAAGTGTTTACTTTAATTGAACAATATGGTATAATGTTTATAGTTTTTGAACGAGGTGTATTAACATGAATGAAATCAATATAAAAAAAGAAATTGGTGCTAGAATGCGACAATTAAGACTAGAAATAGGATTAACTCAAGAAGAACTTGCGAACAAATTAGTTTCTGTAAAAGGAAAAAGTAGCATTGCAAATTATGAAAATGGTTCTAATTTGCCTAGTGATGAAGTTAAATTTAAAATGTGCGAATTGTTTAATTGTAGTCTAGATTATTTGATGTGCAAATCTGATATTAGAAACCCTCAAAAATTACAGCTAGATGACATGGATATAGCTTTTGCTAGTGGTATTAAAGGTTTAAACAAAGAAAATCAAGAAACGTTAAAAAATATTATGGATGGATTGTTAGCAAAGCAAGAATTAGAAGATAAAGATAAAAAGGAATAAAAATGGAAACATCTGCTTTATATGATAAAATGAAAGAAAAAAACATTAACTATGTAAATGCTAAATTACTTTTTACTAGAGGTGCAATAGCACATTGTAATAATTTAACTGCAATTGTCGTAGATGATAAACAAGTAAAAAGTCAAGTTAGTGAAAACACTGTCTTGATTCAAGAATTAGGACACTATATGGCAGGTGCGTACTATCATATGAACAGTCAATATGAATTAATAGACAAAATGGAACATAAAGCAGACAAAAAGGCTTGGCAAGAATTTTTGCCATACAAAAAAATTATAGAATTGATGAAAAATGGATTAACAACAGCCACACAACTCGCAGAACATTTTAATGTAGAAACACCTTATATGGCTAGATGTTTAAATTATTACTATAATAATTCACATGGATTTACAGATGACAAAGTATCAGTGTAGATACTTTTATTTTTTAGGAGGTAAAAATGGCAAGTAAAACAAATGTAGTTATAAACGGAAAAACATATTATAGGGTTAGAAAAACAATAGGCTATAAAGATGATGGTTCTCCTGTGTTAAAATCTTTTTATGGAAAAAATAAATCAGAAGCAGAAGAAAAAGCAGAACAATATCTAAATGATTTAAAAAATGGATTAATTGTAAGTGCGGAAAATTATACTATCTCTCAACTAATGCATATTTGGTTATTCGATTTTCTAAATAATTCTACTAAACTAAAACCTTCTACTTTTCAAAGATACGAAGGTGTTTATAGAAACTATGTAAAAAAATCTTCAATTGCAGGAACAAAAATATCTAAAATAAATCCTGTACAAATTCAAAAATATTATAATGAATTGTCAAAGACTAAAACATATTCACAAATAAATACATTAAATACAATTTTAAAGGTGTTTTTTAACTGGTGTAGTGTAAACGGCTATATTATTAAAAATCCTTGCTTAAATTTGAATTTGAAAGGAAATAAGTCAGATATTATTAATAATAAAAGGAAAGAAGTAGAAATATTAAATAAAAAGGAAATTGAAACTATAAAAAAACATATCAAAAATACGGATTTTGAATTGTTATTTTTATTAGATTTAGGGACTGGATTAAGACAAGGAGAATTATTAGCTTTAGATTGGAAACATATTGACTTAAAGAAAAAAGAAATTAAAATTGAACAATCTGCAAAAGAAGTATATATATATGATGATTCGGAACATAAACATATAGAAACTGTTATTCAAACTCCTAAAACACAAAACTCATTTAGAACTATTCCGCTTCCTTCTTCTTTAATTGATAAACTAAATGAAGTGGATAATAAAAAAGGATATTTATTTTTAGATGGCGAAGGGCAGTTACTAAAAGGAAAAAATGTTTCTACTAAATGGACTAAAACACTAAAGGAATGTAATATTTCTCATAAAAAATTTCATTCTATTAGACATACTTATGGATCTATGTTATTACAAAAAGGAGTAGATATAGAAACTGTTGCTGAATTAATGGGGCACACTGCAATTTCAATTACACAAATATATATGCACTCCGAAACAAAAATAAAGTCAAAATCTGTCAACAAATTAAATTCTATTCTAAACTAAGTGGTTAATTAGTGGTTAATTCAAAAAACTAGGTGTCTCAAATCTCTTGAAACACCTAGTTTTTAGCTGTTTTTGTAATTTATGGTAGCGAAGATGTGA